GACATCTCCTCCAGCGGGACATTGAGGAACGGATCCTCGATGGCCATTACTCTCTGGTTCTGCGTTCTAGCAGTCTTGGTGAGGAACGTCCTCGTGATGGCATCCGTAATAGCCTTTAGAACTGGGCGAACCGTTCGGTTCTGGTAGTTCAGCATCTGACGAGCGTCGGCCTTACCGTTGAAGACATCCTCAGTCATACCAAGCTGGTTGTACAGCTGCGTAGTGAGCCATTGGATCTGACTCATGAGGTTGTTCTCAGAAGGCCTGTTGAGCTGAGTGATTCGCTCAGCACCATCGGTGTAGGCGATACCGTACTGCGAACCAGCGAGCTGATCCTCAATGGCTTTACGGCGGGCTTCCGCCTGCTGCTTCTTCAGTTCTGTCTTTACGACGTAGGGCAGCTGGATAATGATGTCGAGCTTGCCCGAGCCTGACTGTCTGTCGATAGCGTCCAGCAGATGAAGCTTCTGCGTCAACCGTTGAAGAGTTGAGTTTGGAGCGTTCATCACGCTGTAGAGCGGATTGTTCACAACTGCCACGAAGTCTTTAGGCAAAGTGAGCTGCTCACGCTGTCCGGTGTTATCGTTATAGACTTCGACTCGGACATGCCGCGGGAACCACTGGAGTATCTGCCCAACCCGCATGGATCGAACGTCCCACCCAGCGGTCATGTTGGGGCTGACGTTCGTGTCCACAGGAACAATCGCTACGGCGCCCTCCTCGAACAGCGTTAGGACAAGATCCTGGAAGAATCCCTGCCCTGTCTGATCGATGTTAGCGCTGAGCGAAAGACAATCGTCGAGATCGCTGTTGTGATAACTCTTCAGGTTACCATTATCATCCACCTTGACGTGGCGAATAGGTACATTAGAGACATCGATAGCAATTTGATTGTAAATGCTGGTAACAATCGTCTGATCGCCAGCTACCGGACGATAGTAGGTACTTGGATTTCCGAAAGTCTGCATTCCATACTGAGGTGTATAGTCCGCTTTGTCCGGAGATCCACGAAAAGCGTTCCATGCGTGACTTAGTCTATCACCGAAACCCATTTCACCTCCTCGCTCATTCGAATGCCTCCTTGTTCAACTTGTATGCCACGAAGGCATCCATTAGAGCAGCTACTGAGTCGATCTTCTCTTCCGAGCGTTTCTTCAGTAGCTTCCGGTTTCCATTTGTATCCTCGAGGGTGACGCAGTTACCCATAGTGAACGACATTAGTTCTTGATCGAAGATCAGTAGTCGCTCGGCAGCAAGCTTTTTGAGCTCGCCAAGGGGTACCGACTCTGTTCGAGCACCCTGGATCACCTTCTCGACACCGTATGGTCCGTTCTCCTGCTCCCATCTTGTGACAAACTCTTTAGCGTTGTATGGATCGAACCCGAACGCAGAGACATCGTATTTCTGGTCTGCAATGTGCTGATCCAGATCCTCATAGACTTCCATCATGTCCAGCACAGTACCGTCCATGACTCGAAGGGTGCCTTCCTGGATGAAGTCATCGTACTTCATTCGAAGAGCTCCTGGAAGCTTCATCAGAGTTAACTCCGAGATGTAAGCCAGAGTTTTAACGCCGAAAGCTTGATTCCGGAGCGGAAACAAGAAGGTGAATGCACAGAAGTCGTCGCCCTGAGACAGGTCTGCGCCCATAGCGCATTGCATGTTCCAGAATGTATTCTTTCTGTGCGGCTTGGTTTCCTCGTATGTGAAGAAGTATGTGTACCCCTCCATGGGGATTCCAAACCTCTTTGCCAGGATGTCGTTTCGAGCAGCCGGAGCCTGTTCCATTCGCTCCACATCCTGCTGGTACCGTTCATAAGAGACCGTAATACCAATATTGGGCTGTGCTTTAACCCACATAGATGGATCGGCCACTTCCTCAATCTTGTCTAGACGGTAGTACCAGATTGAGATGTGCGGAGCTTGGTATTCACTCTTAAGGATTTTGAGCAACTCCATTTTCATGGTGTCACCTACCGCATTTCGGATCGTCCCCTCCGACGAAACCGCTAGGATGACGAAGTCGTCAATCTTGGATGCCCCCTGTTCGAGTGCACCGACGACATCCTCTCGGACATCACCGGATAGCCACTCATCCACCGTACAAACCTTAGGTCTTAGACCCTGAAGCTTGTCGATGGACATGGGGCGAACCTCGAGGAGAGATCCGGTTAGGAAGTTCTCGACTCCCTTTTTGGTCGCCACGAGTTTTTGACGAAAAGCTCGGTTACCAGTTGTATTTTGAAGTGAGCCCTCAGTGAGGAACTTGTACAACGGCCCTCGGGCTCGGGTGATAGCGGTCCGGAATGGACCCATCACTTCCTCTGCCTGCTTCATCGTCGGCGCTGTGGCGATTTGATGTGTCGTCGTAGTGTCGATCACCATGAAGTAGTTCTGGATGAGCGACATATACATCGACTTAGCGGCGCCTCGAGCAACGATCAAGTACTGCTTGACTGTCAGGCGCTTTTTGACGGTCTTAGTAACGTAGTGTCCACCAATGCCGTCTTCGTAAGGCTCATAGACCTCTCGATCTATGAAGTAGTACCACCCGAATAGCTGTTCGGCCCAAAGCTTGAAGCTGTCGAGTAGGTATAGGTCAGCTCCATCGGAAAGGGTCAGCTCATTCTCGCAGTAGGAGATGAATCCTTCGACTGCGAGGTCATCGTAGTAGTAAGTCGGATCGGCTATAAGCGCGTCGATCCTATTCATCTCGCAGGAGATCTCCTCGCAAACGGGAATCTCTCCTCGAATGACTGCGTCTCGGAACTGACCGTAGTATTTTGGTACTGCGGTGTTCGAGAGCATTACTTAGCCGTACTCCCTGGGTTCCTGGGGTATCGTCGCTGCTTACCGGAAGGCTTAGTCTGAGTGTAGGACTTCTTCTTCTCGATCAGCTTGATATTACCCTGCTGACGGGTCGTGATCTCGGCCTTGGCTCGAGGCTTGGGTGGCGTGTACGTCTTACCCTTAGCCTTTGCTGCTGCAGCACGAGCTTCCTGACGAGACTCTCGGGCCGCCCTACGGACGGTGGAGTCATTAGCAATGACCTGCGCGGCCTCGTAGCCTTCCTTAGCCTTCTTGACGGCTTCCTTGACCTTGTCCGAGGTATCCTTGCCGTATTTTGCCTCTACGGCGCTATCGAATGCTCGCTTCATCACTTTAGTGGCGGCATAAGTGCCAGCCTTGGTGATGCTGCTTTCGAGAATCTCTCGGGCAACCTTTCGACCACGGATGGTGTGGCGGTCAGCCTTGAGTTCTCGGTAGCGCTGCTCCTGCTCGAGGCGCTTGATGCGCTTCTGAAGCTCAGCATCGCTGAACTTTCGATAGGACTGCTTGCCGCCCTTGGTTTTTACTGGCTTGGCTGCCTTTACGTCGGCGCGTTTTGACTTGTATGCCTTGAGGGTGTCGTTTGCGGCGCCAAGTTTACCAGCTACGGTCTTTCGACCAATGCTAGCCTTCTTGGTGATGACCCCCCACTTCATACCCTTGACGCCGTGGTGAGCGAGATCGGCTATTTGTCGTTCTCGGTCTGATAGATCAGTCGCCATGCTGCCTCCTCAATCAGCTTCTGATAGGAAGTGACCACGAAGGAGTTTGATGGCGGGTCAAAGATGAGCCTAACCTTCATGGCGATGTACGACTTGATGGTTGCCATATCATCGATCCCGAAGAAGGCTTCCCAACCAGTCGTTTTTTCGATCGGATCTTCGCATTTTGCCCCCAGTTGGTTAAGTTCCATCCGGCAGGTGTTGATGTGCATCAGAATCTGATCGTCGAAGGCTTCATATCCCGGAACAATTCCGAGAGCCTTCTTTGTGTCCTCAAGAACTGTTCCCATTAGATCCTCCAGGGAGCTTGATCGTTCGGTCGACGCTCCACTACTTGGGTCGTCAACCTAGATCGGTCTCCGAAGTGTATCGCGTTGTGGGTATTCTTGCAAGTGGTGATGAGGAACTCTGGATCTAGGATGTCCGGGTTGAATTCCTCGAGGTCTTTTGGCTGGATCGGGTTCATGTGGTGTATCAGCGGCATATATCCGATGTCATAGCCCTCGACCCCGAGGTCCCTAGCTTCATCTCGAGCCAGAACGAAATTGCGAACCTTTTTCCATTCAGTAGATGAATAGAATCGCTGGTTCAAGTATCGATCGAAGCCGAATGTGCTGGTGCCGACTTGTCCGGTGAGAGAAAGATAGTCAAACCTCTCTTCAAACGTATCGAGTCGAGACAGATCACTGTATGTCCGTAACACTTCCCGCTCCAGAGTATGTTCGGAATGCCTCGATCGCTTCCTTGTACTTCTTTTCCGCTTCCTCGGCGGAGACGAGAGCCGTCTTCTTAGCCTCGAGCAGAGCTGTCTCGTGTCGAAGCTTCTCAACCTCTAGCGCTTCTCTTGTGGAGGCGAGCTTGAGGTAGTGATTAACGGTTGTAGCGGGCGCCGATCCGTCTCGAAGCTGCTTCTCAGCGAGCTCTAGCGCAAGATTAATCATCTGCGCCTCTCGTTGTTCCACAGTTCGTGCCGGTTTGATCGGTGCCGCGGCCCTTTTACCCATAGTTTGCTCCTTTACTAGAGGGGTTTGGACCCAATTCGAGGTTAGATTCTGGCGATCCCTTAATGAGCGAGACCAGCGGCAGGAAGGAGCACACAAAACCTACCTAGGACCACCAGAACCTAATCCCGAATTGGGTTTCCAAATATCCCTCCGGGGAAAATATGGAG